ATGAGAAATCAAAAGTGCATAAGGAAAACAATCAGTGAGGATACAGGTATCAAGTCTTTCCTGGATATGATTGCACCCTCTGTGGTGAAATTCAATCCCGACCACTTTATCTGCGGCAACACCTTCCGTTGCGTATGGGCACTGCGAGAGTATCCGACTCAAACTGACGAGCAGGCACTGCTGCGGCACTTAGGTGAGAAGGACGGGATTACTCTGCGCATCTACACCCGCCAGCTCACACCTGTGGAGGAGGATCGCATCATCCAAAATGCAACAAATAAAAACCGTATGGGCAGCTCGAACACAAACGACTTGCGGCAGACGGTCACCGCTGAAAGCAATCTACAGGATGTGGCATCGCTGATAGCATCTATGCATCGCAATCGAGAGCCATTGTTCCACTGCGCGGTTTATCTTGAACTGACCGCCCCAGACTACGATGCGCTGAAGCTGTTACAGACCGATGTGCTAACAGAGCTGGTGCGTAGCAAGCTCAATGTTGATAAGCTCTTGCTCCGCCAGCAGCAAGGCTTCTGCTGCGTCAGTCCTGTGGGGTACAATGCTTTCGGTGCTCAGTTTGAGCGTGTGCTCCCCGCCAACTCCGTGGCAAATCTCTATCCCTTCAACTATTCCGGCAAGACGGATGCCAAAGGTTTCTACATCGGCAAGGACAAATATGGAAGTAATATCCTTGTAGACTTCGACCAGCGTGATGAGGATAAGACTTCTGCCAATATCCTCATTCTTGGAAACTCTGGTCAAGGTAAATCGTACTTGATGAAACTCCTCATTCTCAATTTGCTGGAATCTGGGAAATCCGTTATCACATTGGATGTGGAGCATGAGCAGCGAGAGATGTGCGAGGCTGTGGGTGGCTGCTTTGCAGACCTCATGGCGGGGCAGTATATCATCAATGTACTGGAACCCAAATGCTGGGATGATGGCGGCGACCCGGATGATACTGCGGCACCGGAAGCATTTCGAAAAAGCACCCTGCTGTCACAACACATCTCTTTCCTCAAGGACTTTTTCCGCGCCTATAAAGATTTCAGCGATGCTCACATCGACACCATCGAGATCATGCTGTCGAAGCTGTATCAGAAATGGGATATCACGGACCGGAGCAACTTTGCTCGGATGCAAGCAGAAGATTATCCCGTTCTCTCTGATCTCTATGACCTGATCGAAGATGAGTTCAAAAACTATCATGCCGAAGCGCATCAGCTCTACACGAAAAATCTTCTTCAAGAAGTCCTGCTTGGGTTGCACTCCATGTGCAAGGGCGCGGACGCGCAATTCTTCAACGGTCATACCAACATCACATCCAGCCGATTCTTGGTGTTCGGTGTCAAAGGACTGTTGGGCGCAGCGAAAAATGTTCGTAACGCCATGCTGTTCAATGTACTCTCCTATCTGTCGGACAAGCTCTTGACCGAAGGAAACACGGTGGCGGCACTGGATGAGCTGTACATCTGGCTCTCCAACCCCACCGCTATCGAGTACATCCGAAACTGCCTCAAGCGTGTCCGCAAAAAGGAGTCTGCCATGCTGCTGGCTTCGCAGAATCTGGAGGACTTTGATCAGGAACAGGTACGCGAAATGACCAAGCCGCTGTTCAGCATCCCGCCCCACCAGTTCCTGTTCAATGCAGGATCTATCGATAAGCGGTCTTACATGGAGATGCTCCAGCTGGATGAGGCAGAATATAACCTCATCAAGTTTCCCCAGCGCGGTGTCTGTCTGTACAAGTGCGGCAACGAGCGGTATCTGCTGGAAGTCCACGCTCCCGCTTATAAGGAAAAGCTGTTTGGCACAGCGGGTGGTCGCTGATGGCAGTAACAGCAGGTATGATCGCCAAAGTCGCGGCAACAGCCCTTTCCAACGAGAAGCTCCGCAAAGGGATCGGCTGGGGGCTGGTCGCTGTTCTCTCGCCCGTCATCCTCCTGATCTCCGCGATGTGCTCCATCGGCACAGGCGGTGCGGATCACAACAACCAGGCGGTAGCCGCAGCCTTCTATGGAACGAGCTATTCGTCCGAGGTGCCTATGGCATTCCGTTCTCATATTGAGGATATGCGCACCGCTTTTTCTCTTCTGGATTCGGCGGTCGCCTCCGTCAATGTGCGGACGGAAGGTGGAAACAGCCTTGACCTGATCCGAGTCAAGGCTGTTTTTTATGCTCTCTGCTTTTGCGACGATGCTCCCAACAGACGGGCAGCAAACCGCTTTGTAAAGTGCTTCTACACTTGGGAAACCCGTACCCGCACGGTAGAAGTGGAGAGCGAGGATGGTACGGTCACCAGTACAGAAGAATACACCGTCGCTGTTCCGGTTTCGCTGCATCAGGCATATGCAAATCTCGAAGCAGAGCTGGGCCGGACAATCACGGAGGATGATAAAAGCAACATCAACCACATCTATACCATGATTGCCGGCACCGAAGGCGGCGGCAGCTATGATGGCAGCTTTATCGCCGGTGGTGATCGAAGTATAGAACTGGACATCTCCACCTTTGCAAATCCTACTACCAAGAATGCCACCGATCTTGTTACCTATGCGGTTCATGCATGGGAGTCCGGCTGGGGCTATGTCTGGGGCACCTATGGTAATGTGCTGACGGAGTCACTCCTCGCCTACAAGGTGTCGCAATACCCAGATGGTGTTGGCAATCATGAGAACTTCATCCGTGCCCACTGGTTGGGCGGTAGAACAACCGACTGTGTAGGACTTATCAAGGGCTACAGCTGGCTGTCCCCGGAAACGATGACCATCGACTACGGTACCCACGGGATGCCGGATATCGGTGCCAACCAGATGTACTATACCGCAAGGGAATCCGGACCCATTAGCACAATGCCGGACATCCCCGGTCTTGCGGTTTGGCATGAGGGACACATCGGTGTTTACATCGGCGGCGGTCAGGTCATCGAGGCCATGGGAACAAAGAATGGCGTTGTTAAAACGGAACTTGCAAAACGCAATTGGACACACTGGTTAAAAATACCGTACATCAATTACAACTGAGGAGGATGCAACATGAATGTTTTAATGATAGAGCCGGGAAAAGCTCCGTATGTAACTGATATTGGAAATGATTTGCACAGTATGCAGCAGGCAGTCGGCGGATATATCCAGGCTGTGTATCCCTACGAGGAGGCGGTTGTGTTGATCTGCAACGAGGAAGGCAAACTGGATGGCCTGCCGCTTAACCGTGCGCTCCGTGATGAGGATGGCGACATCTATGACATTGTTGCCGGGAACTTCTTCCTTGCTGGTATCGGTGAGGATGATTTTATAGATTTGCCGGACGAGCTTGTCGAGCAGTTTGCAGAGCAGTTCCGGCAACCGGAGGTGTTTGTGAATGTGGGTGGTCGGATCATCGCTTATCCAGTGGCGGAAGAACCGGTGCAGGATGGAATGTCATATTGACAATGATAGCAGCAAGGATTTCATCTATGTACTTTCCTACCTTTACAAAAAATGTAGCAGCGGCAGGACTTGACTATGTGATTGGAGGACAGTAATGAAAAAAACGAATATCGCACTTACCTTTGATGATGACAAGCTGGATGCACTGGAATTTTCCCTTCGCAAGGAACATTCTTCCGTGCAATCTCGAATGGACGATGCCCTCAAGCAGCTCTATGAGCAGGCGGTACCGGAAGCTGTGCGGGAGTATCTGGACAGCAAAGCCGCCCCTGCGCCCAAGCCTAAGCGCACGGCCAAAGCCGCTACTCCGAAAGCGCCGATCTGTGAGCCAAAGCCTGCGGCAGTCCCGGTGAAGGAGGGCAACTGAGATGGCGGATCATGTAGACATCACATTGTGGATCGACCGGCGTTGGAAGAATGCCATTGAGAAGCATCTCAAAGGTGAAACCCTGCAGGAGCATCTGGAGAATGTGCTGGATGAGCTGTGCAACCAGCTCCCGGAGCAGGAATACAAGCGCATCAGTGCCGAGATCTACGCGGAGGATGCCGCAGAGCGTGAAGCGAGGGAGGCTACCCGCACCTACGCCGCCTACCATGTAACGGAGCGCGGGCAGGAGTGGTACTTCAAGACCTCGCCCGGTGAGGAGCTGTTGGTCGCCTGCAAAAAGCTGCGCGGCTATGTCACCGCAGAGAAAGGCACTGCGCCGGACAAATTTATCGGAATGTTTTTCGGTGGGCAACCCATCACAGCAAAAGAGTTTGACGCCCTGACCGCTGTACGCATGGAGAACACCGGCAAGGTGCGCGGCGTGTTCGATGTGAACTTCGACAAGCGGGAGTTCTCCGCCGTACACACCATGGACGGCTGGCGGACCTGGGCGATGCGGGATGTCTCCCCGTCCGTCTACCATGCAACAAGGTCGCACTTTGCTTCGGGGGATGAACAGCTCTCCAAACTATTGGAGCTGCTGGATGGTAAAGAGATCACCTCGGCGGGACACCTCTCCGCGCGGAATTTTTCTTTCAGTGATGAGATCATGGTGGAGGAAGACGGTAAGCTCAACTTCTATGTGGACGCAGATTTTGATGTGGACGCTGCCTTCGGAACCTTCGTCCTCACGGACAAAAACGATGACTGGCTCAACATCTATGCCAACTACGACATCGCGGAGGACAGACCCTGCGACACGCTGGAGCTGACGCTCTGCAAGGGTGACGGCTCCGAGGAGAGCTGGAGCTACCTGCTCAACGCAGCCGAGCAGGATGTTCTACTGCGAAAGATGGAGGCGTTCTGCCAGCAGCAGACCGGCATGAGTCTGTGCGAGTACGCCCAACAGCTTCGTGAGGAACAGGCACAGACTTCGGAGATGCAGATGTAACCGCCGTGTCCGCCCCTGTGAGCCGCTGTGTGCGGCTTTGGGGGCGAGGGTAGCATCCTTACACCCCAGACAAGCATCGGCGCTGTTTGCCCCCGCTTTCGCCCCTCCTATGGGGAACTGTGCTGGGAACCCGCCTGTTCGATAAAAGCACAAGATAAAGGCCCGGTGTCGTTTCCGCCCCGGACCGCCCACAAAGCCCCGCAGTGCGGGGCTTTTCAGCGTTTTGAATTGTAGGCGTTTTCGCTTGATTTCAAACAGGCTGTAGGCGTATTTTCCCCAAAAGCTCCGTGTCGCAGGGGTTTGCGCCCACAAAAAGCGACATCAAAAGAAAGGACGGCAACTATGTCAAAAGAACAAATGACCATCCGGCTTTATCCAGAAACGCGCAGACAAATGGATGGTTGGTTGGAAGAAAGCAACAGCAAAAACCGAAACGAATTCGTGGAAAAGGCTCTGCGCTTTTATATGGGCTACCTCGGCACGGAGAATATTACCGAATTTCTCTCGGACGCGCTGGTGGCGACGCTGCGCGGAATTGTAGCTGACAGTGCAAATCGTACCAACAGTCTCCTATTCAAGTGCGCGGTAGAGCAGGGCATCATGGCGCATACTATCGCTGCCCACTTCCGTGATACGATGGAAGATCGCCGTGCCCTGCGCGGGTATGTGGTGGACGAGGTAAAGCGCACCAATGGTCAAATCAGGTTCGAGGATGCCCAGGATGTCCAGCGACAGTTACCTGATGATACATGGCTCGAATAATTTTTATCTCGCCCTACATGAAGGGCGGCAGAGATTCTGCTCGGCTGGCCCATCGCACCCGCTACTTCGCCACCCGTGAAGGCGTGCAGCTCCTCAAGGATGACAATGCTCATCTTCCTGTCACGAAGAAACAGCAGCAGTACATCCAGCGTCTGCTCCGCAGCTTCCCGGAGGCAAGGGAGCTGCCGGAGTATGAGAACTATGCAAACACACCCAACCGAAAGACTGCCTTTGCTTTCATCGAACAGATCCACGAGGACTTCATTGAGCCGATGGATAGCCGTGAAAACTATCTTGACTATGTCGCAAACCGTCCCGGTGTAAAATCGATGGGCGAACACGGCTTGTGGAATGCCCATGGCAAGGTGCCATCGCTGGAGAACGCTATTGCGGAGGTGGCGCAGCACACGGGAAATGTGTGGACACCGATTATCTCCCTTTCTCGCGAGAATGCAGAGCGTCTGGGTTATACCGACCTTAAAAACTGGCAGGAACTCATCAACGCATCTATCACCGACATCGCCAAGGGCTATAAGATCCGTCCGAGCCATCTACGCTGGTATGCTGCTCTCCATGAAAAAGAGAAGCACTTCCATGTCCATATGATTATCTTCTCCGCTGACCCGAAAGAAGGCTTTCTCACCAAGCAAGGTATCCGCAGCATCAAGTCCGCACTGGTCAGCACGATCTATCGGAACGACCGCCTGCACATCTATGAGCAGAAGGACGAACAGCGCGGCCTGCTCCGGCAGGAAGCGGAAGCACGGATGGCAACGCTCATTGAGCAGATGGCAACCGGTACTCTGCAAAGCGATAAGTTGGAGTTGTTGGTGACGGATCTCGCCCAGCGGCTTCGGGAGGTCAGCGGTAAAAAGGTCTACGGTTATCTGCCATCTCGTGTCAAACGCATCGTAGATGAGATCGTGGATGAACTGGCAAAGGACGAACGGGTGTCGTCCGCCTATGCTCTATGGCAGGATCTCCAAGAGCTGCTTTGCATTGATTATAATCAGACTCCACCGCAGCGTGTACCGCTGTCGCAGCAAAAGGAGTTCAAGACTGTACGCAACATGGTCATCCAAGAAACGCTACGACTCTCGGAAATGAACTTCACCTTCGAGGATGATGCCATGCAGGATGAGCCAGAGCCGGAAGAACCGCCTGTTCCTCCAGATCCAAGTGCGGAGCGGATGATCCATCAGCAGGCGCGGTTTTACCGCAGAGCAAAAAGCATGTTAGATGCTGTGGACACAGATCCCAGTGAGAAGTCAATGGCATTGGTCACCCTCCACCGTTTGTGGGAGGAGGGTTATACCATCGCGGCACACCAGATGGGAAAGGCGTATCAGGACGGGCTTGGCACATCGATTGACCGAAAAGCGGCGGCAGAGTGGTTTCAAAAATCGGCGGAGGCCGGTAATCCTTGCTCTGCATACGCGCTGGGCAAACTGCTGCTGGAGCAGGAGCAATTCCCGCAGGCCCTCCACTGGCTGTGGCAGGCAGCGGAGCAGAACGATCCATACGCGCAATACCGGCTCGGCAAACTGCTGCTCACCGGCGCAGAGGGTGTGCCAAAGGATGTAGATGCGGCCATTCAGCTTCTGAAGGACTCTGCCACGCAAGGGAATTCGTTTGCCCAATACACGCTGGGAAAGCTCTATTTGCTGGGACAGGAGGTGCAAGCAGACCGTGAGGAAGCTCTGCGCTATCTTGTACAGGCGGCGGCTCAAGGCAACACCTACGCGCAGTATTTCATTGACCATCAGAAGGACTTCTCCGGCGCAGCGGCGGGAACCTCTATCCTTCGGATGCTCCATCAGATGAGTCGTATTTTCCGTGAGAACGCCGCCCAGCCTGCCATCTATGCAGGAATGCAGATCGACAAGAAGCGTCGCCGCAGATTGCAGGAGAAGCGTATGGCGATGGGTCACAAGGCGGATGACCATGAGGATCGCGGACTGACGCAACAGACACAATAAGGGAGGGACTATGTCAAAGTACATTCCGTTTACAACCGAGCAGAAAGAACGAGCCGCGTCGGTGGACTTGGAGGAGTTCCTCCGCCGCCGTGGGGAAAAGCTCATCACATCCGGCAGGGACAAACGCCTTGCCAGCGACCACAGCATCACCATCCGCGGCTGTGAGTGGTTCGATCATGCCACCGAGCAGGGCGGCAGAGCCATCAGCTTTGTCAAGCAGTTCTATGGACTCAGCTACCCAGACGCCATGTCTCTGCTCCTCGGCGATGATCTCGGCGGAAGCTACCCTGCGGCAAGGGAGAAGGAGCCGGAGCCTGCAAAGCCCTTCGTGCTGCCGCCGCAGAGTGAGTCCATGCGCCGTGTGTATGCCTACCTGCTGCAAAAGCGTTGTATCGACCGTGAGATACTCAATGCCTTTGTGCGCAAGAAGCTCATCTACGAGAGCTGTGAAAGATCCAGGGATGGGACAAAGGAATACCACAACGCCGTGTTCGCCGGATTCGATGAACACGGCGTTCCCCGTCATGGGCATAAGCGTGGGCTGTATACCATGGGGCAAAGCTATCGCGGCAACATTGAGGGCAGCGACCCGCGGCACAGCTTTCACTATCTTGGCGGTGATGACACGCTCTATGTCTTCGAGGCCCCTATCGACCTGCTCTCTTACATCTCCCTTTTCCCGGAGGGGTGGCAGGAGCATAACTATGTGGCCTGCTGCGGGACATCCTCCATCCCCGTGCTGGAGATGCTGCGGCAGCTCCCCCAGCTCCGGCAGGTGTACCTCTGTCTGGACAATGACGCTGCCGGTCATGCCGCCGGTGTGCGCATGGCGAAGCTGCTGGAGGAGCGTGGTATCTCCGCAGAGCGGCTTGTACCGCAGCAAAAGGACTGGAACGATGATCTCAAGGCAGAACAGGAAAACAAAATGGAAAGGAGCGAGCTATGCCAAACCTTCTGCTGACAATGTGGGACACGATCAAAAGCTCCAGCATCGGGATATTGGTCGCGGCAGGGCTGGGGATGTTCGCCATCATCGGGGGACTCTCCATGCTGTCCTACCACTATACACTCAGCGGCATCAAGTCCCGCACCGTGGGTGACGGACAGCACGGTACGGCGCGTTGGGCGACCGATAAGGAGATCCGTCAGACCTATACCCATGTGCCGTTCAAGGTCATAGACTGGCGCAAGGGAGTAAACCTTCCCACAGACCAGGGGCTGGTGCTGGGCTGCAAGGGCAAGAAAGATGAACTGACTGCGCTGGTGGACGGCGACGACATCCATTGCTTGATGATCGCCGCCTCCGGCGCGGGCAAGACAGCGTTCTTCCTCTATCCCAACCTTGAATATGCCTGCGCATCCGGTATGAGTTTTCTGGCGCTGGATACCAAGGGCGACCTCGCCCGCAACTACGGCTCTATTGCAAAAAAGTATTACGGCTACAAGCATATCTCCGTCATCGATCTGCGTAATCCTACCCGCTCGGACGGCAACAACCTGCTGACGCTCATCAACCGCTATATGGATATCGCCAGAAAACAACCGGACAACCTCGCTGCCCGCGCCAAAGCCGAAAAGTACGCCAAGATCCTCGCCAAGTCCATCGTCAGCCCAGAGGGAAACTCTGACCACGGGCAGAACGCCTTCTTCTACGATGCGGCGGAGGGCTTGCTGTCTTCCACGATCTTGCTGCTTGCGGAGTTTCTGCCTCCGGATGAGGAACACCCGGAGGAGCGGCGGCACATCGTGTCGGTATTCAAGCTGGTGCAGGATCTGCTGGAGCCGGCGCGTGGTGCGCGGGGACGCTCCCGCTTTCAGCTGCTCATGGATAAGCTGCCGTCCGAGCACAAGGCACGCTGGCTGGCAGGCGCCGCACTCAACAGCTCCGAGCAGGCCATGGCATCCGTCATGTCCACGGTGCTGTCCCGGCTCAACTCGTTCCTCGATAGTGAGCTGGAGCAAATTCTGTGCTTCGACAGTGCCATTGACGCTGAAATGTTCGCGGCGGAGAAATCCGCCATCTTTCTCATCCTGCCGGAGGAGGATCAGACGAAGAACTTTATGGCAGGCTTGATGATCCAGAACCTCTCCCGTGAGCTGTTCGCAGTAGCGGATGAGAACGGCGGCAAACTGAAAAACCGCGTTATCCTCTTTTGCGATGAGCTGGGTACCATGCCGCCCTTTGATATTTTGCCGCTTTTCAGTGCTGGACGCTCTCGCCGCCTGACGCTGGTACCCATCATCCAGTCGCTGGCGCAGCTGGAAAAGAACTACGGCAAAGAAGGCGCCTCCATCCTGATGGACAACTGCCAGGATGTGATCTGCGGCGGCTTTGCCCCTAACAGTGAAGCAGCGGATACCTTCTCCAAAGCCCTCGGCAGCCGCACGGTGCTCTCCGGCTCTGTGAGCCGCGGAAAAAACGACCCCAGCCAGAGCTTGCAGATGATGGAGCGCCCCCTGCTGACGGCCGATGAGCTCAAGTCCATCCCCAAGGGCAGCTTCATCGTGCAGAAGACCGGATGCCACCCCATGCGTACCCGCCTGCGCCTGTTCCTCGAATGGGGCATCACCTTCGAGGAGGAATACCGCGTGGAGGAACAGGCGGCCCGAAAAGTATATTATGCCGACCAGAATGTGCTGACCCGCGCCATCGTGCGGAAGTATCCGCCCAAGCTGACGGAGCGGCAGACCACCCGCTCCGTTAAGGGCGAGGGACAGCTCCATGATGCGCCTGTGCAGGAGATGGTGGTGGCGGAGGACATCGACTATGACCGTATGCCGCACAAGCGCGCCCCGTATAATCTTCCCCGGCAGGAGGTGGATCGGTGAGCTACTTTGACAGCATTTATGCCGACACGCTCCTGCCGCCCAGAGCTGTATCCGTCTATATGTACCTCAAGGATCGGTCCAACAGCGCGGGAAGCTGCTGGCCGGGGATCAAGACGATTGCGAGAGATATGAACCTCTCCCGCAGCACCGTCAAGCGGGCGCTGGCAGATTTGGAGCAGCACGGCTATCTTGCCAAGCTGCCCCGGTATCGCCCCAATGGGAGCAACACCTCCAATCTCTATACGCTCAAATAGAGCAAAAGTGGTTGGTATCATAATGTGATACCAACCACTTTACCCGAATAAAGGGAAAGACTGTATCGCTCCGCCAAGGGGCAACTATACCTGTTTGCTGAACCGAGGAGGGGTTCAATATGAACCCACCGGAACAGCCCACTCTATCGGAGAATTAGGACAGAGAAAGAACAAAACACTCTAAGGTAATACGATTGAGAGATTCAAGGGCTTCTCTTTAGAGGACTCTACTTAGAATTATTCATGGCCTTTAGCATCTGATTAGCTGCTTTCTTCTGTTCCGGTGTAAGGTTGACCCAATTCTCGAATAGTTCTTTAAGTTCTGGGGTGATCTCTATCATGTCCCCCTCGGCAAAAAACTGTGACATAGTGATGCCAAAACCACTACAGATTGTTTCCAGTGTTGCGATGGAGGGGACTGTATTTCTCCTAAAAATATTTGCAACAGTTGATTCAGATAGACCACATCTCTTGGCCAACTTATACTCAGACCATCCGCGCTCGTTTAAAAGTTGCCGGAGTCTCTCGTGCGTGTCCATAGCATCACCATCTTTCTTGTAATTATTTTACCTTTATGATGAGATGCAATATACAGTTTACTTGTACTGATAATGCGGTTATACTGAACAGTAAGGCGATGGGTAGCAACTTGATGGAGGGTAATACAATGACTGAAGAAATAAAGCGACTTCGCAGAGTTTGTTTTACAGGACATCGGCCAGAGAAATTGAATCGAAGTGAAAAATCGGTGTTAGACGGACTTGAAACTGCCATTCGGCAAGCTATTGTTGATGGAAGCAATGTCTTTATTTCCGGCATGGCTCGTAGCGTGGATATTTGGGCAGCGGAGATCGTCCTGCAGATTCGCTCGGAAGGCGAAGATATTAAGCTGATATGCGCTAGTCCATATAGGGGTTTTGAAAAAAATTGGAGCATTGATTGGCAGCGACGATATAATAATGTGATTGAAGCCGCAGATCTCGTTCGCTTTATTTGCCCCAACTACAGCAAATCATGTTTTCAGATACGCAACGAGTGGATGGTAGACCATTCTTCGAGAGTAATTGCGGTTTTTAACGGTCAGCTCGGTGGAACAAAAAACACTATAGATTATGCCAAAATCAGAGCTGTAGAAATATGCTATGCCTGAGAGATTCAGTAGTGAGGGAATCAAGCAATCTCATATCGCAAATATCGCAAAATAGCGGAAATAATGTGAAATATATCAAAACAGCTTGTGAGCGATTGAATAATCTGCTATACTATACAAGTTAAACTATGCCAACAAATGCGGCGGGTGAGGTGTGCAAACATGTCCAGTTCAATTAATGAAAACTATATCGGCATAGAAGACGCAGCGTTGTTTCTTAATATAAAGCCAGTAACGCTACGCAAGTGGATAAAAGATAAAAATGTACCGGCTCATAAAATAGGCAAGCAGTGGAAATTCAGACGCTCCGAACTGGAAGAATGGGTGAAAAGCGGAAAGAGCGCGATAGAATATAGTGTTGAAAAGAACATGAAAAAATGGAGGAACTCATGAATACTCACTACGCTATTTCACTTTTTTCTGGTGCAGGTGGACTGGATCTTGGAATTGAAGCCGCGGGCTTTGTGACTCGTCTCTGTACTGATATCGATGATTTTAGTTGCAGAACGCTCAATCTCAATAAATCGCGTCAACATGGAAAATTTTTGCAGCAGGCAGCAATTGCTCAGCGCAATATCAAAGAGTATTCTACAGAAGAAATTCTTAAGGATGCACGGCTTACCAGAGAGCAGGTTGATCTCGTCTACGGAGGGCCACCGTGTCAAGCGTTTTCCGTGTTCGGAAAGCGCCAAGGTATTAACGACCCTCGCGGAACTCTTTTGTGGGACTACATTAGAGTAATTCATGAAATTCAGCCTCGGAGTTTTATTTTTGAAAATGTCGCTGGTATTTTGACCGTCGATGGTGGGCGCGTATTTGATATGTTGAAAGCCGCTTTGGAAACAAACGACTCTGGTGAAAGATGCTATAATCTCTCTTACGCGCTGTTTAATACAGCAGCTTATGGAATACCGCAGTATAGGCAACGTGTCATAATCTATGGTGTGCGCTGTCACGAAGCTATTCCGCTTCCTGCTGAAACTCATTATACACAGCCAGATGCTCCTGTTCCAGGTTTGCTGCCGCCTGTTACTGTAGCCACAGCTTTTAGGGGCTTGCCAGACGCACCTTCCGATGTTTTGGCAAATCATGTTGGTCGGGCTCACGGTCCGGCAGTTATCGAAAGATATAATAATATGGCATATGGCGAAAGAGATTCAAAAACGAGAATCAACCGCTTGGACCCGAACAAGCCGAGCTACACAATCGTTGTCGGATCTGACAAAGGGGGCGGAAAGGGGCATGTTCATCCTTTTTTGCCAAGAGAAGTAACGCCTAGAGAGTCTGCACGAATTCAAACCTTCCCGGATTTTTGGGAGTTTACTGGAACAAGCCGTCACCCAATACGGCAAGTAGGAAATGCTGTTCCACCTCTCTTTGCAGGAGTGATTGCATCAAATTTGCTCCGACACGGTTTTGGAGAAACAGATGCTCCCAATTATGCTGAGTTGGTACATCGGTTGGGGTTGACTTATTTAGAATAATCATTCAGATAGGAGGTATTCAACATGGCGCTGCCTAAAGAACCTGTTGTGAAAAAGTTTTTCACAAATAAAATTGAAAGTACCCGCGATGATTGGTACGGCTATCTGGTTCAAATCGCTCGTATTTTCTATACTCTTGACGGCGAGGAATATAATCGGGACATCCTTATGAATAAATTTGCCACAATGAGTGGTAGAGATGCTACCCGGGCGCAGAGGGATTCGTCCAACTTCCGCGATGAGTTTGGTGCCTATGGTACATATCTTGGAGTTTATCATCTCGAGCAACGAGACGGAAAATGGTACGTGTTTGTTTCTGATGCGGCAAAAAAGTTCTTATGTTGCCAAAACCCTAATGCCGCCGCCTTTTGTAGATCGCAGTTATCATTATTCCAGTACCCCAATGGAGCGGGGGCTGGAATTTCCGCAAATGGTGGCCAGTCTGTGCAGGGGAACATCAAAGCGGACACTTTGCGAGAAATCCAAAATGGCATCCGCCTGAATCCTCTTCGCTTGATATGTAAGATTGTTGTGGGCGAAATAGAAATCAAAAAGAAAAAATTCAGCGATATAGCCATACCATACTCTTCAATTTTCTGTATGGTAAACGATAGTCGTATCAACCAAAACTACAATCCCCCTGTAGAATTAGTATCTTCAGTGTTCTCTGAATACTGTGCTACCGGCGACAATGTGGAAATGAACCTTGAAGGGCTGACTAACTTTAAGCGCAATTTCCACATTCTCGAAAAAACGGGATTATTTACCAGGGACTCCAAATTTGGACTACTGCTGGCACAAAGGAACTATGCTGCCGCATACGAATGCATTAAGGTTATTGCAGATATGGATGTGTTCTTTGATGGATTTGAAAATCTGTATGATGCACCAGATGAAGATGGTGTACGAGATGTCATTTCCAGTCCAAAGTGGGGACAGTATTATGATGCAGCGAGAATTCCTTCTGAAATTCTGACTGCTTTGGGTGTTGAAGAGGAAGATGCTCCAATCAAATCATTCCTGTCTACGGCCGATTTTTCGTATTCACCCTCTTCGCCAGAACAAAGCAACTTGGAAATGTCGTTTAAAAACTGGTTGGCTGTGCAAACAAAGGCAAACGGTGAACTGTATTCCGAAAATACCAGAAGTCAGTATATCAGCGCACTGAAGGCAGTCTCTACTCAGTTCGCAGATGCCATAGCCCCTTTCACTTCTGTTTTTGAAATTGCGAATGCTGATCCTCTGGAAAAGGCGGTTGCTGCCATCAAATCTGATGTTACATACGAAGAGTTCAACCGTAGTCGTGGCAATGGTTCCTTGTCTGCAGGTCTTGATCTCTACAATCGCTTTTTGCTTGAACGTAAAGCCGAGCCCACCCGGGATATTTGCTATAGTACTGGTTATCACAGTAAGTTTTCCCGTAATCGTATCCTCTTCGGTGCTCCCGGCACCGGTAAGAGCTTTACTCTGAACCATGAGAAGGATCTGCTACTTGCGGACGGCGGTGAATATGAGCGTGTGACCTTCCATCCGGATTACTCCTATGCCAATTTTGTTGGTACATATAAGCCGGTGCCCTGTAAGGACAGTGATGGCAAGGACGCCATAACTTATTCCTATGTGCCTGGTCCGTTTATGCGCACTTATGTGAAAGCCCTCCAGAACAGCAGAACTGATGCTCCCAATCCTTTCTTGCTTGTAATCGAGGAAATCAACCGCGCTAATGTTGCTGCCGTGTTCGGCGATGTATTCCAGTTGCTTGACCGTGGTAACGATGAGGTCAGTGAATATCCGATTCAGGCATCTGAGGACATCAAAAAGTATCTGGCAGGAGAACTTGGCGGCAATCCCGATGATTACGCCGAAATCCGAATCCCAGACAACATGTTCATCTGGGCTACCATGAATAGTGCTGACCAAGGTGTTTTCCCGATGGATACCGCATTCAAGCGCAGATGGGATTTCACTTATTTGGGCATAGATGACAGTGAGGCTGGAATCGTTGGTAAAAAGGTCATCCTCGGCCAGGGTGATTATCGCCGCATTGTGGAATGGAATGCGCTCCGCAAAGCCATCAACAATGAACTGCTCACTTATAAGGTGAACGAAGATAAACTGATGGGGCCATATTTCATTTCCAAGAAGAATCTCCCAGAGGATGAAATGATTGACCCTGCTGTCTTCGCTCGAATCTTTAAGAACAAGGTTATTATGTACCTGTTCGATGATGCCGCAAAACAGAAACGCATTACTCTGTTTGGTGGTTGCGACGAAAAGGCAAAGAACCAGTATTCCAAGATTTGCAGAGAATTCGACACCAAAGGCGTGTATATCTTCTGCGAAGGAATCAGCAGTCAGTTTATCGACAATGCCCCAGAGGATGATGGAGAATGATTTCAGTATTTTTACGAGAGCAAAAACGCTATACCCAGGAAGACCTGGTTAAAGAGTTTCAATGTTCCGAGGAAAAGGCTGTCCGCATTCTAAAGCGCCTAAAAGAATACAGTGTGCTGAAAGCCGTAAAAGCAAATGATACCCAGAAGGATCTCACCGATTTGTTGGATGAGGACATTGAAATCGCTGACGTTGAGGTCGGCGAAAACGAGTATCTGTATGTGTTCACATTTGTGGGTGTGATTACTATTGAGGGGCGTGTGCTGAAATGCTATCCGAAATATCTGCTCGATGCTACGACCCCCAAGGTGGAACTGAAACAAGTGCTGAAGGTTCTGGAAAAATACAACTCCAAGGAGCAGATCATTCGTATGTACAACGATACGAGTGACAGCAGCGCATTTAATATGTTGGCTGTTATGCTATTTCTCCTCCAAGATTATTTCGAGTATGGCGCTTATACCAACACGCAGGACATCATCGAGTTCAACGGATCTGGTGATATTCTTTGGGATAAAACTATTAACGAAACATTCACGCTCTTAAGTAACAACCGGCCATATTACCCGGAATTGCTGACCATGAAGCGTGTAAATGACGATTTTGATTTCTTTAAGCGTCTGCATGAGTGTATTCTCACCCGTTGCACAGAGGAATTAAGAGATGCCGATCTGTTGGATCTGTTCGATATTATGGGTGTCGACATTTCAGATGAGCATATTGAGGACTTTGGCGACAAGGAGTATATTCTGGAGCGAATTGTCAAGGAACTCAATGTCCAGTTCAATACCCGGAAACAGCTTCTGCTGAAAACGCTATATGCCTATATAGCCAACAGCAGCGCACTGGACGATTTGGACTGTTTCAGTATGTTCGGCACAAACAGTTTTAACCTAGTGTGGGAAAAAGTCTGTGCAGAAGTAATGGACAACCAATTACAGAAACCTATCGGTGGACTGCGACTGCCTATGCCGTTGGCCGAGCAATACCGTGATATGCGGCATAAGAAACTCATTGACTTGATTGATAAACCGCAGTGGTCTGGGACCGCTCCAAACAGTGAGTTGTTTGTAAAGCAGGCCGAGGATACGCTCATCCCAGACCTTATTTCCATTGTTAATGTCGATGGGAACTATCAGTTTATTATTTTTGATGCCAAATACTATAACATCCAATTGGAGCATAACAAAAAGCTGCGTGGTCAGCCCGGTATCGAGTCCATCACCAAGCAGTATTTATACCAGTTGGCCTATCAGCCGTTTGTGGAAGCACATCAGATCGGCACAGTGCGGAACTGCTTCCTCATGCCGACTTCTTCTGCTGAAATAGTCGAAAAAGGAACTGCATCCCTTTCCATGCTAAGTGAACTGGGACTGCAGGACATTCAGGTGCGATTGCTGCCTGCGGAAATGATGTACCGGCACTACATTGACAACACGAAGTTAGACTTGCAGCTTCTAAATCTGTAGAATCAAAACTAACTGCTAAAGCTGCACCAAGCAATCCCTATGAATTAATCGAAGAAATCACCGAGCAATGCCTTCACAGGCAATGCTCGGTGATTTTCATTATCTGTCTCATATTCGGTGACGCCGTCGATGTGTCAAGTTCCCGACTCGGCAAAGAAGTCGCTCAATGTGACTCCCAGCGCAACGCAGATACGCTCAATCGTGGGAACGCCTAATTGACTTCCACGCATCTCAGCATTCTTCAAGGTTGAATATGATACATCACACAGCTGAGATAGCTTGAAAAGTGAGAGGTTACGCTCGTCAGCCAGCTGCATCACTCTTGCTATCGTATCCATATAATCCCCGCCTTTCTACACCCTATCCCGCCATTAATTCTAAAGGGAATGTAGTCCAATATTCTGTACTCAAAGAACTCGACCTACGACTTGAAATCTCGAGTCGGGCATGATCGCCTTGGGCTCGTATGCTTGATTATAGGACAACATCACGGGCTGCATGTGCAGGCAACCATAGCTGTCAGTGAATGCGTCCTTTTGTTGTTCACTTGGCTCCTGCTCACTGTATACCTTCAAGTAGCCATCGCCATCATAGACAAAGATGCCGACCTCTCCAATGGCCAAGGTCTCGCACTCCTCGACCCATACAATCTGACCGTCATGATAAACAGGCTCCATACTATCGCCGGAAACCCGTACACCAAAATCAGCACCCTTTGGAACTGACTTCTCGGGAAAGCTAACCATCTCAAAGTTGCCCTCATCGAGGAATTCGCCGGTACCAGCGGATACCGCAAGATTACTCACAGGCATCTCTATGTACTTGAGAATGCTGACCACCTTTGGCTGCGGCTTATACTTCCCCGACGCAATCAAGTCATCCTTGTACTCCCTGACTTTTGCCAAGCCTGCATCATTGAGTGCCGGTGTATGACTGCTGCAAAAATAAGAAACATCCACATCCAGATCAAGCGCATGACAGACAGCCACCAGCTGATAGGCGTTTGGCAAAGCACTGCCCTTTGCCCACTTATTGATGCCGCTGGGGGACATCGTTATCCCATACTGCCGCAAAAGTGCGCTGAAATCGACGAGGCTGAGGCCAGCCTTGCGGCGTGCTTCATCAATGCGGACCCCAATAACATTTTCTTGACGCTCTGTCTCTGCATTATAGTTCGCGTGATTCGTTATCGGGAGAGAAAGAATTTTAGCTTTGCTCTTACTCATAATAGCAACCGCCTTTTCTGTTTATGGCTTCAGTATATAGTGGAAAAGATTCGCTGTCAATAGGAAATTGACTATTACTCTACAAATGCGACATTGACATAGATAAATAATCCGCTTATTATAGAGGCACACGAGCAAGATAAGAGGTGAAAACGCATGGATAATGAGCGTGTCATTCTACACAGCGACATGAACTCCTTTTACGCATCCGTTGAAATGATGCTTAACCCAGAACTCAAAGGAAAACCTGTCGCGGTGTGCGGATCAACCGAAGAACGTCATGGTATTGTCTTGGCCAAATCAGACTTGGCCAAGAAAGCCGGAGTGAAAACGGGCATGGTGAATTGGGAAGCTCGGCAGCTTTGCCCAGGACTGATCGTTGTGCCGCCCCAGTACGATCAGTACCTCAAGTATTCTAAGCTGGCCCGTCAAATTTACCACCGATATACGGATCTTGTTGAGCCATATGGTATGGATGAATGCTGGCTTGATGTGACCGGTTCTGGTGTCTGCGGAACGGGCATGGAGATCGCCGAGGCGATCCGGCAGACAACAAAAGACGAGCTTGGCCTGACGGTCAGCATCGGTGTGTCATTCAACAAGATTTTTGCCAAACTCGGGTCAGACATGCGAAAGCCGGATGCAATCACTGAAATCAAATGGGACAACTTCAAAGAGAAAATCTGGCCTCTCGACGCTGCAGAGCTACTTTATGTGGGCAGAGCCACAGAAAATAAGCTGGCTCAATACGGAATCCGCACCATCGGGGATTTGGCAAAGACTTCTCCGGATACACTGCGGCATATGCTGGGAATCAATGGTCTTAAGCTCTGGATGTATGCAAACGGAACGGATACTTCTCGTGTTATGCATAAGGACTTTGTCAGCCCCGTCAAGTCCATCGGGCACGGAATTACCTGTACTGCTGACCTGCAAACGCCGGAAGATGTGTTTCGCGTTATGCTGGAATTGAGCCAGGATGTCGGGCATCGGCTCCGCGTCCATGAGTTGATGGCGTGTGGTGTTCAAGTCTCCATCCGGACAAATGACCTGTATGGCTCACAGTACCAGTGTAAGCTCCCATTCAGAACGCAGCTCCCCAACGAAATCGCCGGAGCAGGCTTTCATCTTCTTATGGAGCGGTATCGGTGGGATAAACCAATTCGAGCTATCACGATTCGCGGTATTGATTTGGTATCGCAGAAAGATGCAGAGCAACTCTCTATGTTCGTGGATCATCAGAAACGGGATCGCCGTATTCTTCTGGAGGACGCTGTCGAGGACATCCGAAGGAGATTTGGCAAACGCGCCATTTCCTATGCCATTCTTATGGGCGACTTAAAAATCCCCGATGACGGCAGGCAGTTGGTGACCATGCCCGGACTTATGTATCAGTAACTACCGCCGATGGAAGGGAGAAACCGTTTGAGATGAAAATGCAATTTCATAAGGCTGTGGTGAAGGTATTAGTTATCATAGCCACAGACCGAACCAAGACGCCTGTCTCTCTGACCTTTGAAGATGGGAAGGAATACTCTATCGACCGTGTCTGCAGTAGGCAGAGAGCAGCAGCAACGAAAGTCGGTGGAACAGGCATCCGTTATACAATTATGATTGGAGGAAGACAGACCTATCTCTTCGAAGACGAGGATCAGTGGTTTGTTGAAGCAAAGAACCTCCATATATAGGAGATATGCAATTGAAATATCTATCACGCAATGACCTCGAGACTATCGGCGGGAGAGTCATCGCAGCATATAAGAGACTTCCGGCTATATCAGGCCAAGCGCTGGAGCGAGTAGATATCGACTTCCTCTGCCAAGAGCTTCTGGGGCTTCGTATCGATTATGCTCGATTATCTCTGAACGGCGAAAAAATCGGCCTGACATCTTCTTGCGATATAGGCGTAGAGGTATTCCCTGAAGATCCAAACTCCACGGAAGAACAGTATTATATGCTTGATGGAAAAACCATTTTGATTGAAAGTGATCTTATGAAAGAGGGTGCCAATATAGGCCGCAGGAACTATACCGTTTCCCACGAGAGCTGTCACCATATTCTGAAAATGCTGTTTCCGCACGACTACGGAGCCCAAGCAAGTGGGCGTTCCGTTCACTGTTGTTATCGAAGCAACAGAGGAAATGGGGATTGGGAGGAGTGGCAGGTTGAAACACTGGCTGCCATGATTTTACTTCCGCCCGAGTGTGTAGTTCGAAGCATGGAGCGATTCGGCCTTGGAACCCAGATGCGCCTTCTAAATCGAGTGTTTGCCCCTGCTGATTACAAGAAGTTCGAAGCGATGGCATCATTTATGGGGGCTTCTAAAACAGCGCTGTCCATTCGAATGATGCAGCTTGGACTTCTGAAAAGAAATGATCTTTCCGACCCTTATAGTTTGGTTCGAGTCGACATGGATGAGGAGGACCGTATACTATGAAACCTAACTCGTATGAAATCAAAGTTGTAAAGCGTTGCCCGAAATGCGACTGGCGCATTTTTGATAAAGTGACTCCCACTTCGGGCATCATTGAGTTGAAGTGTCCCAACTGTCGAAAGATTGTTGAGATAGACCTGAGTTATCGTACCCCAATCCGCAGAAGAGCTACCTACTATCGAGCATCCTGCCATACTTACACATAAGAGTAAACGACAACAGAATAAGAAAGCTGATTGCACCGAGCCACGGGTCCTTAGATTAGGAAGTCTATGAGACACCAAATTGCCGGGCATTGAGAAGAAAAGGTCACTGCGAAGTGTACCTATCTTCTTGATGCCCGGCTTTTTTGTGCTGTTGCCCCCTAATGGAGGTAACAATGCTGACCAGCCTTTGGGAACCCTATATCGCTCAATATCCTTGATCTCCGATTTTTTGAACCTCACCAAATTCAAAAAATCAAAAGGAGATCAAAAAATGTCTAAGAAAACTTATATCGTCGAGTCCTACGATCCCGCCACCCGCAAGATTGAGCGCGTTACGGTCACACACGAAGTATACAACGCCTATCGCCGCTCCGGATGGAATATTGCAGACAACAATCAGTCCTTTTTTAAGCACGAGATCCAGATGAGCAGTCTGATTGGTGGCGAAGACGGCGGTTATGACAATTTCCGAGAATTCATCGGCGACCCTGAAGCAGTGGACAATGCCGTTGCCGAGAGGATGCTCCTGGAGGCCCTTTACAAAGCATTGGACCAATTAAGCGAGAGTGACTGCGACTTGATCAGAGCTCTCTACTTTGAGGGCAAAACTCTCTCTGAGTATGGCGAAGAAAAGGGTTGTTCGATTTCCACGCTGAGCGAAAGACGGAAGCGTATTCTCCGCGACCTGAAAAAAGTATTGAAAAACTTTGCCGAATAACCCGAAATTATTTCTCACATCTTCCCCTATACAAGTGAGAAGGAATTTACCTTCTTTCTTGTGAACATTGAAAACTGCATATCCGGCGACTGATAACGTCAGTCAGCGGGCCCCTGACGAGGGGGAACAGCGATGCGGCGGGTGCGCCAAGACCCACCTGTGCGGAGAACTCCGCATAAAAGACGGCCTACTAAGGTGGCCGAGCGATACCCACCCAGCCCAAAGCAGCTTTGGCAAGCTGTCTCGCAATGATACCGTTGACCTGTACTCACTGTCCAGCCACAGACTCAAGCAATGGGGGCAGCTCGGAGAGATCCTCGGAGGGGTGAGATTCCCGGAGGGTGGTGCCAGCCACTGGTCAGTTTAGCCGCCCACGATCCGGGGAGTAGTGTCAAATAGGATCATTAGTAAGTAAGAACACAAATGCGGCGGGAGCCGAGCCATGCCATGGGAAAGCAATATTCTTCCAACCAATGGACGGCTCCCGCCTTTTTGATGATAGAAATGTGAGGACAAAACTTGTCCTTAGATTCCTATCATCTGCAATTTTGAAAAGTGCCAATAATTTCGGCATAATTATATTGAAAAGTTGCTCTTTACAGTGTGTACTACATGGAGCAGCGAAACCGCCAAAGGCAGCAGACTATACTGTAACTGCTGCCTCTGCTCATTTCTATAAACACGAAATCAACTACGAGGAGGTAGCACCGTGCTGTCAAACAAGAACACCAAGAACGCCAATTTTCTCTTTATTGTTGATATGCTGAAGAATCTCCTTGCGCAGGAGTTGATCACAGAAAAGGAATATGCCAGGGCGAAAAAATACTATATGAAGCTTACCGGCGCGGATATCGTATTAGCCCACTGAAAATTGTGCATAAGGTCAATTCTGCGCTGTTCCAATTGTTTTGGTAGCTATTCAGAAGAGTTATCAGTATAATGTGGTTTGCCAAAAGTGGTTGGTATCATAATATGATACCAACCAAAAAATGAGAGAGGAGGACACCGAAATGCCTGAAGTACGACTCATCACCCCTATCACAAGACAGAACACGAAGAAGATGCAGGTTGCAGCTTACTGCCGAGTGTCTTCCAACTCCGCCGATCAGCTCAACTCCTATGCCGCACAGATCCGAGCATACAAAAAATGTATCGGAGCACGCGACGATTGGGAACTAGTGGACATCTTCGCCGATGAAGGGCTTACCGGAATGAAAAGTGAAACCCGTGATGAATTTCAGCGGATGATCCGCATGTGTGAGCTCAAACAAATTGACCTCATCATAACGAAGTCCATCTCTCGCTTCGCACGAAACACAAAAGACGCTCTGGCCTATGTAAGAAAGCTCAAATTGCTGGGTGTGGGCGTACAGTTTGAAAAGGAAGGCATCTCGACGCTCTCTATGGGCGACGAGATGCTTCTTAATACCTTCTCTGCTCTGGCGCAGGAGGAATCGCAGTCTATCTCTATGAACCAGCGTCTCTCAATCGTCAAACGCATGGAACTTGGCGAGTATGTGGACAGCAACGCCCCTTACGGATACCGGTTAGCCGATAAGATGTTGACCGTGTATGAGCCGGAAGCAGGCATTGTGCGGAATATCTTCGCTCTGTACTTGCAGGGCTTCTCCACAAGTGAGATCGCAAGAGAGCTGAACAAACTCAACATCCCTACCAAGGCCGGAAAGGAAATCTGGCGACCAAGTCGCGTGGCATATATTCTGAAGAACGAAAGGTACATCGGCGACAGCTTTTATCAAAAGACCTACCGAGAAACCACCGTTCCCTTCAACCAACACCCCAATCGTGGACAGGAAGATCGCTTCTACGCAAAGGGTACCCATCCCGGCATCGTCGAAAAGGATGTATTCGATGCCGCTCAGACCCTTATTGAAAAGCGCAAGGATGTCTTCGCCAAAGCAACAACACAAAATATCTATCCGCTTACGAGCCGCATTCAGTGTTCTGAGTGTGGCTCTTTCTATAGGCGAAGAATCGTGTCGGGGACTGTGAAGTGGGTATGCTCTCTTCACAAAGATGACAGCATGGCCTGCGATTCCAACTACTACAGCGAAGAAAGAATCTACGACGGCTTCATCTCCATGGTGAACAAACTGCGGTTCTCTGAAGATAACATTCTCGGACAGGTCATCAGCCGGCTGGAGATGACACTGGCAGCTATGAAGCGAAACAATCTGGCTGCGCGTGATTTAAGCAAGAGCATCGCTGAGTTGAATGCGAAACTGCTCATGCTTGAACAACTCCGGTCCAAGGGATACCTCGCCCCTGAAGTCTATCAGGCGCAAGCCAACGAGATCAGCGCAGAGCTGGCAAAACTCAAGGACGTCAGACAGGAGAAGTTCAATTCAAAAGCCGCCATCATGCTTGAGGAAATCAAGAAACTAAAAATGCTCATCTTCGAACTGGAAGAACCTCTCGAAGCATTCGATGAGAAGCTCTTTCTGGAAATTGTGAAGTCCATCCAAATCAATAAAGAGGACGAAATGTCCGTGGAACTCCTTGGCGGGCTTCGATTCAGAGAACGCATATAGGAGGCACTCATGAAAAAGATACGGTACATCCCATACGGATACACGATGCGAAATGGCAGAACGGTCATCTCAACTGAGGAAGCAGAGATCATCCGAGAGATCTTTAAGGCATATCTGGAGGGCGCTTCTCTCAAAGCAATTGCGGAAGAACTGACCGGTCGCCAGATCCCATATACGCAAAAGACCACCACATGGGATAAAGCCCGTATCGCAAGAATCATCGACAACGCCAAATATATTGGGACTGAAGAATACGACCCCATCATAGATGAAGATATGTATGAAGCGGCAGTCAGCCTGAAAACGGCGCGGCAGCGCAATACCTGCGAAAAGGAAAACGATGCCATCGACCTGCTCCGTGACTTCGTTCGGTGCGACAACTGCGGTCAGCCAATGAAGCGTCGTGTCAGTATGAAGCATCGCATTCGAGAGAGCTGGAACTGCACTAACGATGACTGCGGCATCAGAGTTCGTATCAGCGATACCCAACTCATCGAAACCATTACCGTCCTCATCAATCGGGTCATCCTCAATGACCATCTGCTCCAGCCGAAGCCCAAGAAACGGTATGAGCCAGATGCGAAGGTCACCAAGGTAGGAAATGATATCGCTCTGGAGCTGGAGCGTGACGCTCCAAACGAGGAGTTCATCATCGAAAAGACCATCGAGATGGCAGCGCTCATGTACGAGCAGAGCAATGCCAAGTTGAACCTCACAGTATCGCTCGCAAGAAAGCTGGCACAAACGATGGTCACGCAGGATGAATTCAATCGAGATTACTTTACCGCCCTCGCCTCATACATCACACTCGGTGAACAAGGCAAGGTGGTACTTCATACTAAGACAGAAACGGAGGTTACGCTGGACGATGGAAGTAACGAAAGTTCCTAAAAAAATCGTCACTGTCATAGAGCCAAAACGCTCCATGACAGTAGACAAAGAAAAATACAGGCAGAAGAAGGTTGCCGCATACTGCCGTGTCTCGACAGACAGCGAAGAGCAGCTCGTCTCCTACGCCAACCAAAAGAAGGTGTACACCGAGATGATCGCCAGCCGCAAAGATTGGTGCTTTGCAGGTCTCTTCGCTGACGAGGGTAAGTCCGGCACAAGAGCCGACAAGCGTCCCGAGTTCAATAAAATGATCAACGACTGTCTGGCTGGAAAGATCGATTACATCATCACCAAATCCGTATCCCGCTTTGCGAGAAATACGGTAGACTGCCTCGACTATGTCCGAATGCTCAAGTCCAAAGGCATCGGCGTCTATTTTGAGGAGCAGCAGATCGACACACTCAAGACAGACAGCGAGCTGTATCTGGTCATCTATGCTGGCTTCGCACAGTCCGAATCCGAAAGCATCAGTAAGAACATTACTTGGAGCGTTCGCAAGAAGTTCGAGGAAGGAACACCAGTGTTCATATACAAGCGGTTCCTCGGCTACAGAAAGGGCGCTGACGGTGAGCCGGAGATCGTCCCGAGCGAAGCGACCATCGTGGAACGCATCTTCAACCTCTATCTGGCTGGGGAAACCGTGGACAAAATCTCCAAGATGATGCAGGCTGAGAACTATGATATTCCTGGCAAAACCATCAGCTTTAGCAAGGGCATGATCATGAATATGCTCTCCAACGAGCGATATTGCGGAGATGCAATCCTGCAAAAATCCGTCACAATTGACTGCATCGAAAAGAAGCGGAAAAAGAACACCGGCGAAGCTCCAATGTACTATGTTCAGAATAACCATCCAGCTATCATCGACAGAGTGACCTTCAACAAAGTTCAGGAAGAACTGGCAAGGCGAAAAACTAAAACGCCAGGCTCCGCAAAGAGTTCCATCACATCCACCGGAAAATATTCCCGCTACGCCCTGACCGACGTCCTCATCTGCGGCAACTGCGGTACTCGCTATCGCCGTGTGACATGGTCAAGGAACGGTGTCAAGCGCATCGTGTGGCGCTGCATCAGCCGACTGGACTACGGCAAGAAATTCTGCAGCGATTCCCCCACCATTATGGAGGACAAGCTACAGGAGGCCATCGTTCGAGCGGTCAACAAGTTTAACGAGCAAGATAACGCCACCTATAAGGCACTCATGAGAGCGACCATCAGCGAAGCCCTCGGCCTTAATGGAGATCCAGAAGAAGTAGATATGTTGGAGAGAAAGGTCGAAGCCCTAAACAATAAGATGCTGGCGCTTGTCAATGAGAGTGTCAGTTCCGGCGATGGCATCGAGGCCCATGAAAGCGAGTTCATGACACTGTCACAAGAAACAGAACTTCTCAAGCAGCGTATAGCAGCCATTCAGGAAAGCACCGCCAAGGATAACGGTGAGCAGAGCCGCCTCGAGCAGATCCAAGCCATCATCTCAGAAAGAGAAAGCAAATGCATGGAGTACGATGACTCCATCGTCCGTCAGATGGTAGAATGCATTAAGGTCTATCCTGGCGGCAAGCTGGAAATCATCTTCGGTGGCGGATACCTTGTCGAAGAATCCGTCTAAGTGTAGGAGATTGAGGGATCATCCCTCTTTCTCTTTCTTTATTTCATCGTGGATGTTTTTCTGAATCGCATCAAGAAGGGCGACTTTTTGCTCTGTTGAACACTCCAATCTTGAGATGTAATTATAAATCAGCCGTGCATGGACAGTTGCAACGCGCTTGGCAAGTTCCTCCTGACCTTCCTTTGAGCACGGCAAATGAATGATTACTTCCATAGAATTCCCCCCCAATCAGGCATAAGGCCGGATGCATATCGGTAAGGTAGTCAGCACACAATGAAGTATGGGATCATCGCAGACACGCCGCCTTTTAATGTCTTTATTTATTGACAATTATAGATGTATCGTCTATAATAACAAGCACAAAGATGATGTAGAGGTGGTGTGCAGAATGGGACGAAAGAGTGTTGCTGTGCTGCCGCAGACGCAGACCATTTTGGAGCAGCTCGGGGAACAGATCAAACTTGCCAGATTGCGGCGGCATTTGTCTGCTGAGTTAGTCGCGCAAAGAGCCGGTGTAAGCCGTGCCACAGTATGGAATGTTGAAAAGGGAAATCCCTCTGTCGCGATTGGGATCTATGCCGCAGTTCTGCATGCACTGAACAATATGGATCAAGACCTTCTGCTCGTTGCAAAGGATGACGAGCTGGGGCGTAAACTCCAAGACCTTGAACTTACCACTCGCAAGAGAGCACCACGAAACGGAGGTGATTAACCGTGGCATCAAACCAAAAAGTAATTTATGTCTATGAGAGCTTCAGATCTACAACGCCAAACTTCCTGGGGACGCTCTTCGTTGAGAATGTCCGCGGCCGTGAGAGCTACTCCTTTGAGTATGACGCTGACTGGTTAAAAAGCAGCGCAAACTACATGTATCTCGACCCGGATCTTCAACTGTACGCCGGACGTCAGTATCCCACCGGCGCAAAAAATGTGTTCGGTCTTTTCGCTGACTCTTCCCCCGACCGCTGGGGTCGCCTGCTGATGACGCGCAGAGAAAGAATACTGGCTGAACAGGAAGGCCGAAAGCCTCGAAAGCTCTTAGACAGCGACTTCCTGATGGGCGTCTACGACGAGACGCGGATGGGCGCGATCCGCTTCAAGCTGGACAAAGACGGGCCGTTTCTCTCGGATGATTCGGAAACCCCAACACCTCCATGGACCAGCCTGCGAACGCTGGAGGAGGCTTCCCGTCAATTTGAAAACGATGAGTCCGGTCTCGAACAGAAATGGATCAATCAGCTCATCAAGCCCGGTTCCTCGCTGGGTGGCGCTCGTCCGAAGGCCACCGTTCTGGACACAAGCGGAAATCTGTGGATCGCCAAGTTTCCGTCCAAGCACGATGATGTTAACGTGGGCGCATGGGAAAAGGTCACCCATGACCTTGCAAGATTTTGCGGCTTGGATGTTCCCGAGTCCATGCTGATCGACTTCTCCAAATACGGAAGCACCTTCCTTGTACGAAGGTTTGACCGGAATGGTGCTGCGCGTATTCATTTCGCATCCGCCATGACAATGCTCGGCAAGACCGATGGGGCATCGGCAGCGGACGGCTCCAGTTATCTTGAACTGGTATCCTTTATCAAGGCTAACGGCGCTGCTCCCAAGAAAGATTTGACAGAGCTATGGAAGCGGATCGTGTTCAATATGGCTGTTTCCAATACGGATGACCACATGAGAAACCACGGCTTTATCCTCAAGGCAGATGGTTGGCACCTCTCTCCCCTGTACGATGTAAACCCCGTCCCGGAGGGTGACGAGCTGTCCCTCTGCGTAAACGAGGACGATGCGACGATCTCCCTCGACCTTGCGCTGGAGATCGCACCGTATTGTGAGATCAGCACCAAGGACGCAACTGCTATGGCGTCGGATATCCTGAAAACCGTCCGAGAAAACTGGAATCGTCTGGCAGCGGAATGCGGATTAAGCCGGAGCGCACAGGAATATATGCGGCCGGCCTTCTCGCTGGCTCTTGAATAACACAGCTTGATTCACCATCAGATCTCCCTTCGAGCAAGGGGGATCTTTTTTTGCCAGTCACAAGCCAAAGAGCATTCCGCATGTGCTATTCCTCAAGGACAGGATCGTCTGCAAGGGGTTCTTCGTTTTCCTCTACAAAGTCATCTTCCACAGCAACCTTCCCAGAATGCAGCTTCGTCATTCGCAAGGTGTATTTGCATTTTCGGTTATAGGCAACGAGCATAGCTTCGGCGTAGCAAAGAGACCCTGCTCCACGCTCTTTAGCGATGCGAGACAACTGCCGAACAGACATGAAGCCAACCCTCTCCTTAAAGGTTTCGTCACGAAGCTGGTCACCAAATGCTACGACCATTCTCGCAACACCAGCTAATACATTTGCTCCCAGAGAGTCGATATCCCCCTCCCATGTACCAACGCAGAGCCGCAAAGTTCGGTCAAGGACATGGTAACCATATTTGGTGTAGATCCGCTCCAGCGTGGCAACCGCACAGATCACACCATATGCTTTGGTCGGCCCGATAGAAAGAGAATAGGATTCAACGAGCCGCTTAATAACAAGCTGCTGCTCATTTCCTGCTTCGATATTGGCCATGAATATCTCATAAGGCTTCAACGGGCGCACATGCTTCATCTGATTTGCAAAAATGTCTGCTTCGTTCTTGTAATCTAAGCTGTCATAAATCATGCACCAAACAGGAGTCTCCCGCGAACCGGATACAGTAGCAACGATCTCTATGGTGTGCTGACCATTAAAGACATAGTTGACACCATCACGGCGGCTCACCTTTACCGGGTTGATTTGGTTCAGGTCGAAATCCTCGATGGCTTTTTCAACCTGTGCCTGAGACAATGGCCGCTGGTATTCCTGATTAGATACGAGATTTTTGATTGGGATCTGCTCGAAGTGGACATTCGGAACAAATCTGCTGAAGTCTTGCATTAGTCTACCTCCCTGATTTCTGAGAGCATCTCGGACACCTTCTCCTGTAGTGACAACAGCGCCTCCTCAAGTTTGCTTTTTGCACTCGTTGAAGCGGCGTTCATATCCGCATTGTTTCTGGCTCGCTCGATGGAACTGACCCATGACGGAACGGTCAGAGTCAAACCGGCGATTTCGGCATCCGGGTCGTGCATAGGGGGAATTTTGATAAGAGGTAAAGTTTCCTGCATAGATTCGACTGGCTCCTCATCTGTATCAGCAAATTCTTTTCGTGTGTCACTGTAACTGGTGAACGGGTGCTGTAGGTCTTCGGGCCTTGTCCCAATTCGCCTAATCTCTTCCGGCGGCATTTTCGAAAGGGCCACAAGGTTCTCGTGAGATATTTTGAAAGTGCCAGAAAGCACTTTGCTAGGAAGTTCAGGATCTGCCTGTCCAACAACGTCTAACGCCTTACTGAAGATCGCATACTTCTGCACAGATCCAGTAGATACATTGTATTGAGCACTGAACTTCTGGGCTGTGCGCCGAAAAGTCTCGCCTCGCTCACCCTTGTTTCTCCGCTTATACTGGTTGAACCCATTGATGTTGGGCGGATGCTTACGCGCTACTTTCTCAAGTTCATACTGCTTTCCAATGAGATATCGTCTGGTTTCCTCCGTGATATTTCGGCGACCGAGCTGATTGCTGCAGATCCAGACAATCGCTTGCTCCCGGTTCTCAAATGGCATCTTCCGTACAGCATAGGGGATGTGCAGCCGGTTACATATCTCGTAGCGGTTATGGCCATCAATGATGATGTTATTCCATGTTATGATCGGCTCTCTGCAGCCGTCTACTGTAAGATTTACTTCGAGTTGAAGATACTCATCTTTCCGTAAAGGGCGAATGAGTGTCTTGAATTCCGGGTCGATCTCCAACACCGCAAATCCTTTATCCATCGCTGGGAGGTCTCCTCTCATTTTTCTTTAAGGTTTTCATGGAGAAATAGGCTACTCTGTTTGCAACATCCACCTCTCCGCTCATACGGTAACTGTACCGGAAGTCGAGAGTACCAATCATATTGACCAAAGCGCACAGGAGTGTATTGCTGTAGAACTCAACAGAATAATGGCGTGATGTTTGAACCAACTTCACTCGGTTGGAGGTGCCACCAGTGAGGGGCCGATCTGAGCCAAGTACAGCAATGAACATTTCTTCTGGATTGACCAGAAATTGAACATATTGCGGATTCCCCATTTTGTTCAGGGTGGACTTATGTATGCGAAAGCGATTCCACTTTAAGTCAATGGTCATGATCGCGCTGTTATCCGTACTACCCATTTACACTCCCCTCCTGCACAGGTACCTCTGGTTGATATGCGTTATGGGCTGATGTGACATTTTCCACGGATGCCGTGGAGGATACAGTGCTATCCTTGATTCCATAGATTGCGTATCCATCAAAAATGTTGATCTGCAGGGACTTCTGGTGCTCACGATAAGGCAAGCCGAACTGATCCTTCCAACCGGCGGGGAATACAGGTGTACGCGCAGTCTTGGGCTTGCCTCCGTCTTTTGCAATACGCTGATAGATCTCAGAAGCATTCAAGTCGAATGCAATCAGATACTCACCGTTGGCATGGATGACCTTACCAAGCAGCTTGTACCTGTAATCAATATTCCAGTCCATCAGCTCAAAGAGCTTTGCAAAGAAGAACTTGCCCGTCACCTGGCGTGGCTTCCTCTTCCCACCAGATATGTTGCACCATGCGAATGCGTCTCGTTCTGACTCAGCGCAAGGGCGTAGCGCAAGAATGTGTGACTCTCGATTGATCAAGAGCTGAGCACAGTCTGCATGGGGAAACTTGTTCAAGCAAGCAGTATTGACATATACTTTGTAATTGTTGAAGGTGATAGACGGCTCGAAAGTATGAGCGAAGAACTCTCTACGAACCACCTGATACCCATCAAAATCGAAGTCGTCACTAAGTTCGATCACATCGCCTGGTGCCGATGCGTCGATTGTCATTGGCGTGTCCGCATCCTCCTTAAAGGAAATGGTAGTTTCATCATCGACATTGCCGAATTGAGTCTTCTGCAGCATCGGTGGGATGAAAGAAACCTGATTTTCTACTTCCATTCTGCTCTCCTTTCATTCGTCTCTGACAAGATCCAGCGCATCTCCAATCTGGCGTAGGCTTATGCTGAGATAGCGACAAAGCCGTCTGAGTTGTTCCTCGTTATACTCTGCCATGATCATATCCTGCTCGGCTTCAGACAAATCAGAAAAGCATCGGTTGACATGTATACCATCACGAATCACACGGTAGTACACTCCATCAAGATTCCGAAAGATTGGGATATCGTTTTTTTCAGGCATTAAAATCCACCTCTTCCATCTGCTTTATGGGGGCTAATTGCTCGGCTATGAATCGCTGCATTTCATCAAACTGGGTGACTCGAAGTTTCTCACCGGTTTCAAAGAGTTGGCCTTCCAGCCAAAGCTTCCATGCATCTTCACTTTGTAATTCCGGTGAAGATGAGGTAAGTCTGTGAGAATAAAAGTCACTACCAAACCTGTCTGCCAGTTTCTTAGGAACTGCCCGAACACGCTTTCCTGATACGGAAAGCGGAGAAAGCTCACCATCGCCGCTGATGGGAGAATCTGTCCCCGTCATGAGATAGGACTGGATAAAAATCTCGGGTTCACTCAAATCAAATATGAACACCGCATCCCCTTCGTTTTGGAGGAGTCTACCATAGGCCCTGAACTTAAAATCAGTTTCCCAATCGAGCAGTTCGAATAGGGTTCCACCAAATGCGGTACATGGTATCTCTTTGGCATAGTATTTTCCATCGTCAGGTCTTGACCACTGTACGCACTGGCGAGAATCCTTAGAGGCGCGACGAACAGCGAGCTTCCGCAATCCCGGATGGATCAGCAGCTCAACTTTGTTGTCCTTCCCGAATTGCCTGACACAATCTGTGCTGAACTTGATTTGTTTGCTCTGAAATAAGACATACGGTCTTTTGTTCGCATCAAAGAGAGATGCATTCGTAACTTCAAAGCCGCGCAAATCAAAATCTCCAGCTGCCACCTCGAATGTAGCGTCACCCTCTGCAGGCTGGCCGTAATAGGTATCGTCCGTGTAGACACTCATAGAAGCCTGTAAATAATCGGCTGCCTTGAAACCTGCCCACTTAGGGCTAATCGTGACAAATCCTTTCAGAACGCCAGATTCAATCACCCGAAGCTCCGGCAGAATAGACTTCCCTCCGTATTTTGCATTATTGATCATGTGCTGAACGGCTATATAATCGTCCCTTGAAACGATTGCCTCGTGTTCTCCTTTATACAGGCTCTGCTGCCGTTCTCCTCTGTTTTTCTTGGACTTATGACTGATCACATCAGGCGTGAATGTCTTTCTTGTGAGAACATCACCACAATGCCGCTCATTCCTCAAGACCTGAATAACGGTGCCGGAAGTCCACTTGGAATTACCAAGGAATGTCCTCTTACCAAGCGCCTCGAGGGTTTTTGCGATATGCGATGAAGAATATCCGGACAGATACATGTAGAATATGAGTTTGACGGTCGGAGCCTCGTCCGGATTGATCACCAGCTTGCCGTCAGTATCATGAGAATAGCCCAACAGCTTGGGTGTCAGAGGAAGTCCTCCATTCAACCGCTGAGCAAGCGAAACTTCCATACTGCGGCTTCGAATGCGGGACTCGTTTTCCGCAATGGAAGCCAAAAAAGACAGCGGCATGTTTGTATCCTCGTTCAACGAGAAGATGCATTCACTCTCGAAGAAAACGCCCACTGGATTGCGGAGCTCCGCAAGATTACGCACCATAGTAATACAGTCAACGGTATTTCTGGCGAGACGCGAGACTGATTTGGTGATGATCAAGTCGATTTTTCCGGCGCTGCTGTCAGCGAGCATTTGGTTTAGCTCAACGCGGTGCTTTGTCGAAGTGCCTGAGATTCCTTTGTCGGCATAGATCTTTACAAGCTTCCAATTAGGATGCTTCAAGACAAACTCCTCATAATAGTTCTTCTGGAGCTCATAAGAAGTCTCCTGACCCAGATTATCAGTTGAAACTCGGACGTAGACCGCAACACGCTGATGAATATCAGCATCGTAGAAATCGACCTGCTTCTTTGCCGGATAGATGACATCTGGCTCTCTCCGATTCGAGTATCGCTTATGTACTTTCTCGCGTTCTGCTTGGTCGGCTGCTTTCTTTGCTGATTTACTCATGGAGAGCACCTCTCATATCCAGCTCGTCATCAGGCAAGATTTTCCAGTCTGGTGTTGGGAAGAAACAGGGTTCCCGAAGGTCATCACGATAATATGAGGCCAAAGTGTATAGATCTTCTGATATGAAGTAGATGCCAACAGGAGGCTTGCGAGCAGCGAGCATTCTTGCGCAAATCGTCATTTCTTGGGCATCTCTGGACACATTGCTGACCTTCTGTGTGATTATGAGATCGACTTTCCCAGCATCGCAGTCAGACAGAAGTTCAGACCATGCTGTAGAGTTCTCCATATACGGAGCGGTCGATCCATTGTCAATATAGAAACCTACGAACTCCCACATAGGATACTGAGCCAACGTAGCACGAAAAACCTCTTTGTTGCGTTCGAGATATTCCTCGTCTCTGTATTTCGTCTGGTTGAAAAAGCGGATGTACACTGCAACCTTGAACGGGATCTTGGGGTTAGGTACTTCGTGGCGGATAGTTTTCAACCACTGCCTGTGTTGTGCCACAAGGGGTGATACCATGTTTTCTCCCAGGCACAGGTCAAAGGAGGGGTACTCAGTCTCTTCGAGTCCTTGTTCAGTACCTAAAGGCAGCAGTTTCGTGTTTTCCATGTTTTCCTCCGGCATTTGGGCAAGCCCTTTTGGGTGAATTATAGGGAAAATGCTTAAAAATAAGAAGATACCATAGGTCAGCATCTTGACCTATGGTATGGAAATGACAAAAAAATTATCGGATTGGTCACCCAATCCGATAATTAATCATTATTCTGCTTCTTATGCATGGAGGCTTTGACCTCTCGGACAATCTTTAAGATGGTTTCCATCTCACTGGCCGAGCAGTCTTCAAGGAGCTCCGCAAACTCACCTTGATAGATTGCTTTGACCTCCGGTACATCTGGGCGGAGCAAATAGTCTGCAGATACCTGAAGGGCTTCCGCCACTTTGACGAAAGTCTCAAGTTGCATTCCCGTTTTTCCTCGTTCGATGTTGCTAATCAGCGGCAGTGAAACAGAAGCTTCGACTGCCAAATCCGCTTGGCTCATGCCTCTGCTGATTCGAACAGCTTTGATGCGTGAGCCGACCAGCTTCAGATCCTGTTGTTCATACATGACCAGCTCACCTCCCCTTCGCCGGATATAAGCTAACGACTATAATTTAAGTTAGTATATAATATGCGAAGGTCAAGTTTATATAATCGTACCGCTATAAAATAGTGGTTCAAATATAATTGAGTTGCCAAAATTTTTAAGGAGGTTTCTCTATGCAACTCAATTACTATGTCCTTGGTCAAAGAATCCAGAAAATCAGGAAGAACAAGCGTATCTCCCAAGCGGTGCTGTCCACCATGATCGACAAGTCCGCTGGATACATCAGCTATCTCGAGTGCGGTACAAAGGTTATGAGTCTCGAAACTTTTGTTGGCATCGCCAATGCGCTGGAGGTGTCGACTGATACGCTCCTGAACAGGCAGCTCACGGGTGCGACTGAGATGTCTAATGCCGAGGCACAGAAAATCTTCGCCAACTGCACCCCGTATGAAACCTATGTCCTGTTGGATGTGCTGAAAACAACCAAGAACGCTCTACGCTCGCACCACCATCTCCTCAAGGATGAGTGGTAATCATTTTATCAACTGAATATCAAATAGCAACAGGCCACAGGTTAAGAGATTGACCTGTGGTCTGTTGCGTGCAAAAAACGATTATGTTTTCGCCCAAAACGATTATGATTTGGGCTTTTGCGAGATTTTCCATTCTATTGATGCTATAATCCGGTCAAGCCAGAAAGGATGAGGATGAATGATCTATTACACCGGCGATATTCACGGCAGTGCGAAAGGAATCGTCGCTTTTGCCCAACACTATGAGCTCACAGAATCGGACATAATCGTCATCCTTGGTGATGTCGGAGCGAACTATTACGGCAACAGGCGGGATCGGTATTGCAAAGATGCGCTTGCCAGAATAAAGCCCACCGTCTTCTGTATTCACGGAAACCATGAACGGCGTCCAGACACTCTCGTGGGCTATAAGCAGAAAGAATGGAATGGTGGCCTTGTGTGGTACGAGGATGAGTATCCGAACTTACTCTTCGCCAGGGACGGAGACATCTTCACTATGGAAGGAACCCGGCATCTGGTCATCGGCGGCGCTTATAGCGTAGACAAATACTACCGACTGGAAAACGATCTGCTGTGGTTTGCTGATGAGCAGCCCTCGGCAGAAATCAAGACATATGTGGAAGATCAAATCACGAAAAACAGAATTGACATTGTTCTCTCTCATACCTGCCCCTATAAGTACGAACCGCGGGATGCGTTTTTACCCATGATCGATCAGAGCACGGTTGATGACAGCACAGAGCGATGGCTTGATGGAATAGAAGAAAAAGTGGATTACAAGGCATGGCTTTGCGGACACTGGCACATAGAGAAGCAAATTGACAAGCTACGCTTCCTGTTCCACGATGTTGTGTCACTGGAAATGATAAAGCGAGGTTTCAAATGAGTCGTTTCAAGAGCAATCTCTACACTGTTGAGCGCCGAGTATGGAGAAACCACAAGCTGTGCTGGATTCAGAACGATGACTTCACTCTCTTTTCAGGACATCACAAAACGAAAATCAAAGAGGAAGATCTCCCGGAATGGTATGTCTTTGGCAGATACTATAAGCTGTGGGGCTTCCTCTCCACAAAAGGTATTACCGACTTGCAGTACATCCCGAACCTGTGGATCAATCACTTCCTAAAGGATGACTGTCTTCTGATCTCCTATGGCGGTAAAATTGAGGAGCATCCAGACAGCACTGATTTTGAAAAGTACAGCGGCGTTGATGAGCGAGTATGGGGCAACGAGATCCTCCATGTGTTGAAAGGTGCCAGGATATTCTCGGAATATGATATTGCCCCTATCATAGAGCAGATCCGTGAGAAGCAGCGCATTCTCATTGAGAACTACCCGGACGAGTTCGGTCCCCACAAGTGGAGTTTTGATCTTGATAAATGGATGGCAGAAGAGTACCACTCAGGCCGCCCAACCTATTACAGCAAAGCCATCACAGAAAAGAGAGAAGCAGAGCTGCGAGAACTATATGACAAAAGAGGACAGACAAATGGATGAATGCCAACACGCAATGGAGGAACTCCGAAATATAGTCGAGGGGATCAGCAAGCTGCGAGACACAGCATACGCGCACTACTCTTTATTGGTCGAGCAGGTGCTGAAGGATCAAATCACCGACGAGCAGCAGTTAGAACAAATCATGGATGGCCTCTGCGATTTCTGCGATGAGATCCGCTTCATCGATCTTTATCGAAGCCTTTGCCGACACATCTATTACCAATATCCGCAGCTCGTGGGAGAGCATGTGGCTCTTTTCCGTGCGCTGTTTGAGGGGCCCGATGAGAAATGATTTGAGAGAAGGTGTATGGAGGTAACCTTCAGTGAAGGTGGCAGATACAAGTTTGCCTGCTACCGCCTCACATATGAAGAAAGCAAGTCTCCAGATAGGATTGCAAAGATCAAAGCCGATTTTGCCTCAAAGGGGAAAGATGGGTATTCCATTGCAATCACTTATGACGCATCTCCCACCCCACCAACGTGGGACACATTCGCCAATTCCTTATTATGTCTGGACGGAAGACTTGAGATGTGGAAGCTAATGCAAGAGAGTTGGCCACATCACAAAGCGGTCGAAGCGCAGAAAGGAGTGAGTAAGATGAGCACATCATATTTCATTTTTACGGAGGTTCTGGCAAATGATCAGTGGCATTGTATCAACCCCCAAGTGATGAAGTTGCTGCCTATCGAACATCTCATTCTTGTTCCAACGCTTCGCTCGGACAGCAGGTATCAGTTTGAAAAAGCATACCGACAGCTTGAGTGCGATGGACACCCGTTCACAGTAGACGAAATGTCAAGAAATCTACAGGCATCGGTGAACGACTGGCTTACCCCAGAGGACAGTGTCCGAATTGCCGTTTGCTACGATGACATCTTGAAGCTACTGAACACTTCCGGCAAAGAACATTCTGCATTTGCTCTTCGATCTGAAGTAGCTGCCTTTCAGAATGATGAATCCGATAATATTTTGGACTTCGTCTCAGTAGACGAATATCGGAAGATGGAGGATGAACTCAAGAAGGCTTATCAATATTTCGAATGGAATGACCGCTCCGGTGCGTATCGCTATTATGAGGAGATCCAAAAGAAGGTCGCCGCACAGGTCAAGGATTGGAAAGCGATAAACCCTCGGGCAGAAATCACCTCTGTCCGAATAATGCTTTTTTCAACCTAAAGGAAAACACACAGGAGGGTTTCAGATGCAATCGAATAAAGAATCGAACCAAAAGCTGATTGAGCGATTTCCGTTTCTAATACCTCGTAACCGCTGGACGGGAAAAGTTCCAGAGGATTACGACTATTCCTATACGGAACTGGATTCCATGCCTGACGGCTGGCGTAAGGCTTTTGGGGAGCAAATGTGTGAAGATATCCGTGATGAATTGGTACATGCCGAGTATCTCGACCAATACCGCATTACCCAGATCAAGGAGAAATATGGAACGCTCTGTTGGTATGACTTTGGCTGTACAGAGCGGATGCTTCGTGACATCATCCCCAAATATGAGCGCCTATCTGCGAGAACTTGCATCAGATGTGGGAACCCTGCAACAAAGGCTTCTACTGGCTGGATCAGTCCCTACTGTGACACTTGTGCTGGCAAAATTAGTCATGCCGAGAGATTTATTCCTATTGAGGAATGGCTCAGTGGAAGCGGAGATGATGTTGCATCAGAAAGGATTGTGAATGAAAAAGATACCCACTCTCTTTGAACGAGAATTTGAAAACCATCGAATTGTCAGAATACTGCCAAATATCAGCCCTGACCTTGCTTGGGTCATGGCCGGCGACGGCGTAGCTACCATCAAATGGGACGGTGCCTGCTGTGCGGTCATCAATGGTGTTTTCTACAAAAGATACGATGCAAAACATGGAAAGCCCATTCCATCTAACGCAATCAAGTGTCAGGAGAACGCAGACCCTGTCACTGGCCACCTACCTTGTTGGGTACCTTGTGACCGAACTGCAACCGGCGACAAATGGTTCTGGGATGCGTATGACAGAATGGGAATCGTACCGGATGGAACATATGAGGCCATCGGCCCACATTTCAGAGCAAACCCATACAACCTCGATGCCGATGTACTCAAGCCCCATGGGAAAGACATTGTTGAACTGGATCGGAGCTTTGAAGGCATCCGCACTTATCTGGAAACCCATGTGATTGAGGGGATTGTCTTCTGGAAAGATGGACACCCTCGGTGCAAGATCAAACGCAAGGATTTCGGGTTCCCGTGGGGAAGATGATTGCTTAAATTGGAAGACTCCATTAGAGGTACGGCAAAGCACTTGGCGATAGGAGGCGCACCACATGAGTAAATGGCTCGGCTACACAGTAGAGCTATTCTTCAATGGTCAATGGTTCAACATCGATCAGTGGCATCGACACGCAAATGGAGAACTCAGACACCGCTATCTGTATACTGCGCCCGAACGAGATATCTTCTCCAGCGCACATGATGAGCTGGCTCTTAGTAAAGAGAGAATCTGCTTTTCTGACCTGGCAGCAGAAACTCAGGATATCATCTGCGCAGAAAATCCAGCATTCGAACGCAGTACATTCGACTCATGGGATTTTTTCATTTGGGGCAACCTCTCTGACTTGGAGATGCTACTTCAAAAGCCTGTTGAGAATGAAAACGATGGATACATTTCAAAGGATTTACTCAAAGGGCTGCTTGTCAGGATTCAAGACCAAATCCAGATTTTTCGACAGACCATCCCGTACTTCGTGACTGATAGGTCATCGGAAATGCCAATCAGGATCATTATCTGTGAATTGTAATTTTTTGATAGCTATTCGCTCTGAAATATGGTAATTGTTCGTGTTACAGAAAAGGAGGTGGAACACCATGATTTATGTAATGTCCGATATTCATGGACAAAAACGACGCTTTGATTCCGTCATGAAGCAAATCAACCTACAGCCCGAGGACACCCTCTATGTCCTTGGAGATGTGATAGACAGAAACCCGGATGGCATCAAAATCCTTCGTCAGATCATGGCGATGTCAAATGCCAAAATGCTTCTGGGTAACCACGAATTAATGATGATGAATGCTCTCTACTACCCACCCCCAGAGGATGAGGAGTGGCCTGAATACTACTATGAGCGTAAGCAGTCTCTGTGGTATAGAAATGGAGGCGAGATAACACATAATTATCTGAAGCACATAAAGAAAACCGTTCGTCAGGAGATATTCGAGTATTTGGAGAAGCTGCCTGTAAACATGGAAATCACGGTGAATGGCAGGCAATTCATTCTGACCCACGCAGCTCCTGCCGAGCTGTATGAGACCTACGGTCGTAAATATGAGTGTGAGCGAGACTTTGCCGTCTGGATGCGATTTGACAGTTTCCCTGTTCTGGAGGACTGTACAGTCATCTTCGGACACACGCCAACTATCCGTTTCCAGTATGATAACCCAATGGCAATATGGGATGCAAAGAGCTGGATTGGAATCGACTGCGGCTGTATGCTCCCTGAAAAGGGTGACTCTTGGTCAGGAGCACTTGGAAGACTGTCGTGTCTCCGATTGGATGATATGCAGGTCTTTTACTCCGAGGAACCTCAATACGACAATCTTAAAGAATCGGAGGAACAGCATGATGGATGATGGCAAAGTTACGATTACCATAGAAATCGATGCAGAACTGCTGGCGCAGGTAACCGAGGTGCTAAAGCCTTATGGCCTCACGCCGGAAGAAGCCGCGGTGCAGTTCTTCGAATACTGTGCCGACCCAAAGACACAGGATCATGCGATTAAACTCCTCAAAATGTGGAAAGAGGAACAGGAAGGTCAAGAGAGGAATAGCGCCAATGCTAAGTAA